AGGCATCAGATCACAGGTAGCCGCATCAGGCGTAGTAACCCAGCCGCGACCCAGCCGGGGCTCGGTGTTTTTACGCTGGTGTGAGGTCTGAAACTATCTGATCCATCACGGCGTCGAGTGATAGGAATGTGTAGTTGTCCATCAGTGCGGATAGCGGCAGTGTGGCATCGTATGCGGGTTTTTCGACGGGCCCTGTCCACGTCCCGTACGCGGTCAGAATGCACGCGCAGACGTCCCGTTGGCAGAGCCGCGGGGTCGGAGTGTCGCCGTAAAAATTGGCAGCGTAATTTTCGCTGTTCACGTCCGGCGTCACGTATTTCGCACCGCCGAAAAATTTCTTTACGGCTTTTCGGATTATGATCTCGTTTTCCGTATATTCTTTTGTTTTCATTTCATTTCTCCTGGTTTATTGGTTGGCATTGTCGCCGACCTATTTTATTACTGTTTTTTTCCCCGCCGCAACCCCAAAATTGTAACAGTTCGTTACCGTTATCTAATCATATATACCCCCCGCGGCACCGGATCGCCGAAGGCCGGCACCGGATCGCCGAAGGCCGAAGGCCGGGCACCAAAATGATATATAGATGTATGTCGATTAGCCTCTATATAGGGGGTGGGGGCGGATAGGCGGGGGGTGCCCAGGGGTATCCCCCCTCCGCAAAATTTTGTTATAAAAGGTACAACAGAAAAGATGGTAAATTATATTTACATAATAGAAGACGGGGATATGGGTTATGAAGACAGGCAGGCCGCCTAAGAAATTAAACAAGTTACCGGGTAAGGATTTGAGTATAGAGCAATTACGGGCTATAGAGATGTTGGTAAACAGGCCGGGGATAAGTTATAGTGACATAGCGAGTGCGTGTGATGTAGAGAGGATGACATTATATCGTTGGCGTAAGGACAGTGTATTTTGCACTGAGTATTTAAAGCAGGCGGCGGTATATCACAGTAGTTTTATACCTCAGGTAGACAGGCGGATGATAAACAAGGCAATAGCGGGAGATGTTGCAGCTGCGAATTATTTAAAGGATGTATATGGGCGTAGTAATCGACATGTAAGTGTAAGGATATTGAGTCCGTATGAATTATTTTCGCACAACAGCGATAGTAACAAGTTTGGTGATGGTGTCATAGAGGGTGAGTTAATAGATGACAAGTTATTATCTGATGTAAATGAGGTACTTGCCGGATTTGATCCTGATGATTTAGGAGGTGATGCGTCTGTCGAGGATGGGAGGGATAATAAGCGTCGGTGGCGCAGTTTACGATACAGGGCAAAGAAGATAGGTTATCCGTCGATGCCTCCGGGTAGGCCGAGTGAAGAGGAGCGTCGTTTGTGGGAGAGGGGTTTAAATGAACTGGAGGATAAGTTATTATATAAGAAGGATAATAAACAATTTGAGAAAAGTTTTGTTTTTGATGATATAGGCGATGATGGGTAGTTGGTTATTTTTTTTTCATTTCTTTTTTTAGATTGTTAATGAATATACTGTAACAAATCGTTACAACATTTTCGTTGAGGTTGAAAAAAAACTGTAATAAAATAGGGATAAAGAAATTGTTTTTAATAGATTACAAAAAGGTTACAAAAAATGAAAATACTAATAAGTTGTGAATACAGCGGGATTGTTCGGGAGTCATTTTCCAGATTAGGACACGATGTCTGGAGCTGTGATCTTTTGGAAACGGAAATACAAAGTAACAACCATTTGCAATGCGATGTGAGGGAAATTATTGATAATAGCTGGGATATGATGATAGCACACCCACCTTGCACACATTTAGCTGTAAGTGGGGCGAGATGGTTTAAGAATAAGAAAGCAGAGCAGGCGGAAGCGTTGGAGTTTGTTCGGTTTCTTTTAAATGCACCTATTAGAAGGATTGCGCTTGAAAACCCGGTAAGCATAATTAGCAGCCAGATACGAAAGCCTGACCAGATTATTCAACCTTGGCAATTTGGACACGGTGAAACAAAAGCAACCTGTTTATGGTTGCAAAACTTACCGAAGTTACAACCGACAGACATTGTAGCAGGCAGGGAACCAAGAGTCTGGAAAACGCCTCCTGGCAAAAATCGTTGGAAGGACAGAAGCCGTACACTTGAAGGAATTGCACAAGCGATGGCGAATCAATGGGGGAATGTCCGGACGTGATGATAGGAACAGGGATTTTTGATACGAGATACAAATATCTGCATAGTGAATATGTCGCTACTGGCAAAACAGGGGGGGGGTATTATTTTTTTTTCATTTCTTTTTTCAGATTGTTAAAGAAGTTATTTTTGATAGTTTCATTTATTTTAGTGATGAGCCATTTTCTTTGTGGTATAGTTTTCCCTTTAAAGATACCGCCTGCAGTGATTGTCGAATTATGATAATTTCCATATTTCATGAATGAGACGGTATTTTTTTTATTAGATATACTTTTAAAGAATTTTCCTGAATCTTTTAGTATTACAGTACTTGTATTCCCTTTAATTTCTCTTATAGGGATAGTTGAGAAGTTTGATAGTGGTAAGAAATTTTGGTTATTTATTTCTTTTTTAGATTTTTCAGTAGCATTTTCTGCCGCTTCATTCAATAGATTTTTTATTAGTTTTCGTGTTGGTATTTTGAATGTAAAGTTGGTTGTTACTTTTATCATTGATTTCCTTTCTTTTAGACCATACGGATTTAGCTGTTTTTATATTGAGGAGATCGGGATTATATTCTAATGTTAATTCTGTTTCTGTTATAATATTATGTTGCAGTCTATGGTTGTCCCACAGGATTTGGTCATTAGTAGAGAGTGGATATTTAGGTTCAATAAAGTCAAGTCCTATTTTTTCTGGTAATGTAATATTATTTTTTATAGCGATTGTTTTTTCTATATCGTAAATATTTCTTTCATATTCTCTCCATAATTCGATATCATCGATATAATCTTCATGTCTTTCGATATCTTTGATCATCAGGGAGATTCCGGATGGGACTTCGCCTCCCTGTTCTGCCCAGGTTATCCAGAGGTGATTATTTTGTGCGCATAGTTCGACCATAAATTTAACAAGTTCGATAGAAGCATTGATATCTCCGCCTGGTTTTGCTATATCGAATTTTCCATCTATCGGGATACCTAATACTGTATCGGCTCCCATTCTAATTATTGTTTGTTCGCTATCTAATCCGGTGGCCCATGGTTGTCCCCACAGTTGGTATCTGGACCCTATTCTCATGTCGGTCATAATAACGTTGATATATTCATTGGTGGACATTATATCATTAGCTCCTTCGACAAAGAATGAGTCTATTTGCGGATTCCGGTGTGTAAAGGATACGGGTAAGACGCCGAGATTATGTCGATATTGTTTTATTTTAGTTCCGTTATGGTCATATTTCACTATATTGTCTTTGTCGACATAGCTCCACGATGTATTTTTATTATTTGTTATATCGGATATTGGGAGATAAGACTGATAAATTATTGCATCCGGATTAAACACATCGTCATTGAAGATAGGTATAAACTTATAAATATTTGTATATTTAAATACATTGTTATTATCGAGTGAAATGATAGTCCCTATGGTTCCCACGGCGTTTGTCATTTTTTCACATTGCTTCATTGCTATTGATTTTTTTCTTGTCATTTCGCTGTATTCATCATTTACAGTTCTCTTTACTCCGGATTGATATATTCTTGACATTTTATCAATAAATCGTGAAAAAATATTATAATTAGCATATGCAGTTTCTTTGATTGTGCCAGGATTGAAGTATGTAGATATATATTTATCAGTTTCCGATCCCGAATAATAATCTAATATTTTATTTATTTCTTTAAACCTTTCTAACGTTATATTTAATTTTACTTCTTTTAATGAATCACTGATTAGTTCTTCTGATAACACTATGAACTCCTTATATATGTTTTGAATTTACTTTTTCTTATTGGGAATCTGTTTACTATAAGATACCTTAGCTGGTCACATGCATGAACATGGGTTCCATCTTTGTCAGGGATAAGATTATCAAGTTTATTATCTTCCGGATATGAATAAGATATATAGTCTTCTATTGATCCGGGGCAATTATCGGTATCAACATGAAACCGGATTATTCCTTCTGCGTTTTTTATAAATGATCTTACATTTTCGATGCCTGAAGGAATACTTGTAGATAGTTTATCTCTTCTATAATTTACTATAATGCCAAATCTACGCTTTAGATATTCTATGTCGCCAATTCCTGCAGATGATATGTTGACTCCCGACGGATCTCCGAAATATGCAATCGTATTATATGGTTTTGATAAGATCATTGTGCCGAGTCTTTCTATAGCAATATTTTTTTGTTTATTTATTTCATCTATTTGGAAAATATGCATCTGATCTTCTATTAATTTTATTTGATACCAACCGACAGCCGGCATCCTATACCCGAAATCTATAGAACAATATACAGGATAATCCTGATCATACTTATAATCACCCGTGTTTTTATATCTATCAAAAGGATATACTTTGCCTGCGAATGAAGTGAATTCGCCCATAAATGATTCTGCATATTGTTCTGCAGACATATTCCTTTTTGCTTCGAGAAGGACAGGGGTTTTTTCTCCTTGCGGGTAAACCGTTTTATTTATCCACGACGGATATTGTGCACCGTCCCATAAAGGTTCTGTATTTTTTAATTGATATTTATGATATAGCCAATTATACCCTTTTGGTGAAGTTATCATTATACAAATGCCGTTTCTGTCAAATAGAGACGGTTGCAATTGTTCTTCAAATATTCTTTCTTTAATTCTTGATGCTTCATCCATTACGAGAAGATCGAGTCCTTCTCCTATTAGTGAATCCGGATTTTCAGCTGATTTGGCTTCTATAATTGAATTCCATGGGGTTTCTATGAACTTTTCGCCCGTTCTGTTTGATTTATGTATAACTTCTCCAAGTCCTTTTGTGACATAAGTATTCCATACTATCCTAAATACTTTGTCAGTGAGACTATGATTAGGGGCGACAACCCATATTCTCTGATCGGGTTTTGCCAGTGTTTGTTCTGTTTCTTTAGCTGCTGCTAAAGTTTTTCCGAATCTTCTTCCACAAATATAAATAAAATATTTTGCAGTGTCTTTTGTCTTATAATGAATTCTTTTTTGACCTTCATGCGGAATGTATTTTGTATATTTAAACCAATTTTCTTTCCATATTAATTCTTTATTATCCATAGTCAAAATTAAATTATTATACATCTTAGATGAAAGCAAATAACTTTTATTGTTTTATGGATAATTGTTGTATTTTATTACATAGTAATTGTTATGCGAAAACTCATAAAGGAGGCTAAAATGGATAATGATACTTCCGCTATTCCTGTTATAAAGGAAGGCGATCTTGCCGCAGAAGAGAATAAAGGTGGTAAAGAATACGTTCCGAGAAGCAAATATAATGATATTAAAGCTGAACTCAAGAAATATCAGGACAATGAAGAAGTCTTGAGAATTAAAAAACTTGAAGAAGAAGGCGAATATAGTAAAATCATTAAATCAAGCAACGAAAAAATAGATAATCTACAGAGAGAGGTAGATGAATGGAACGCTTATAAAATAGTTGAGAAAGAATCGTTGTTAAAACAGTTACCTAAAGAATCGATAGAGACATTTAAGGATACCGGTTTAACGACATTGCGTAAGGTTGTGGCTTTGTATAATCAGGGACGTGATAACAAAACAATGGAATTTGGTTCTCCTTCCGGGAGGGAGAGTGATTCTATGGGATATAACACTCCTCAGGAAGCTGCGAGGGCAAAAATTAATGGTGAAATAGATGAAAAAGAATTCAGGAAAATCTTCAATTATTTCAAAAGCAAAGCGCATAGATAGGAATCCGACCTGTATTATATCAGAAGACGGGAGGGTTCTTACTCCGGATAAAGAACATCGGTTTGCTGTTGCTCACATGAAAAATGGTGAGCGGAAATATCTGTGTGATGGTAATGAAATATCATTTACAGATGCTTTTGGTGCATTGACAGGTCGTGATAGTATTCTTAATAAATGTTCTGTTTCATCAATATTTAAAGTTAATCAATATGAAAAAATATTTAAGAAAGGAAATTAATTATGTCTGTACCTGGTGATACCGGATATTTAGCCGGAGGTCTTTTAGGCGTAATAGAAACGGACGCTATTTTGCAATTAGATAAAGTAGCTGTAACGAGAAAATTAGTCAGTGTCAAATCTGCTCCAAGAGCAGATACGATTTCATGGATCATGTATAATGATTCAGATCATGTAATAAATGCGGATGATGTTGTCAATACAGCGACGGGTACTATAACCCCTACTTCAAAATTGCAATCAGTAAAGAAAACTGCTACGCTTGCTATGCACTCTGTAGGGACCGATCTATACGATGAGGCGAAATTGTCGAATGCTGATGATCCTGAGAGTAGTATTGGTATTATTCTTGGGAATGCTGCTGCTGCGAAGATTGATAGAATGCTGAATGCTAATTTTGACAATTTCAGTAATGCTATAGGCAGTACATTGACTACGGGGCTTACTGTAGATGTTCTGTTTAATGCGCTTTCATTAATTGAAAATTATGAACTTTTAGACGAAGTCAGTGGGGTATTCGACAGGCGAATGCTATGGGGTGCATATGGGCTTATAAAGGATCTTGTTACGAGCAATCAGTTCGGAGGTTCTCCGCCTGCGCAGGGTCAGGCGTTAGTAAGCGGATGGGCTGGAAGAATTGCAGGGAT